CGAGACCTGGCTGATCGAGTCGAGTCCGAGGGGCTTGCCGACTGGGATGACGAGCCGAGCACCGAACCGAGTGATCCGCATGACGATCGGGTGCGCGACGCCGATTACGGCGGCATCATGTGCGCCGAGTGCGGATGGAAGCTCGGTGGCCGCGACGCGCATCCGGAAGCCCGTGCACAGCACATCGCGCATGTGACCCAACCGACTGTTCAGGACCACACGAATGAGAGTGGTGATCGTGGCTGAGTTCCGCATCGAGTACACAATCCAGCGAGCCGACACTGAGGGCGGGGAGTTCCGCGACATCGGGTTCGGTTCGTCCGGTAGCTGGAATGGGATCGACGCCGCCCTGTACGCCGTCGATTCGGACGTGCAGAACCGATCCTGGGAGACGGAGGGTGACATGCCCGATCCTGATGATGCCGAATCGAGTGATCTGTAGCCATGCACGGGCGACGGCAGGCGAGGCGTGAACGCATCAGGCAGATACGTGCAGCCGACGTCGCCTTCGGCCAACTAATGCGGGATGGGTTGCCCCCTCATCGTGACGTATCGAGAGACAATGTCCCGGTGAGGGGGATAAATGAGCAGACATCATCGAGCAGCGAAGCACACGACGCACGCCTCGAGGCTTAGGCCCTCGATCGCAGCGCAGCTTCCCCTGCCCTGTATCCACTGCGGGCGTGCCGTCACCGCCGAGCAGGCGTGGGACCTGGGTCACCTGGTCGCGCTGGTCGAGGGCGGACACACCGACATCAACAGCGTCGGCCCTGCCCACGTGACATGCAACCGATCAGACGGCGGCCGCATCGGTGCAGCCATGGTCAACCGCAGACGCAAGAGCGCGCGCGGTCTGCGCGAGTGGTGAAAGCTTTTTGAGATGTCGCTGACAACCCCCGCCACAGGCAGCACGGGATTCTCTCCCGAAGTGTGGGAAAACAGGCGTGACCAGGGGATTTCGCCAACATTCTCGTCGGGGTTCGCCGCATCGGATGATGCTCGAGCCGAGTTCATCCGGGGGGCCGAGCTGATGGGGTACCTCGAGCCCGGCGAGACCATCCACTCGCAGCAGTTGCAGGTCGCCGACACACTCGCCAAGCCGCATCGGAACTATGCGATCGAAATGCCTCGGCGCACGTCCAAGACGACGTCGATCTTCCTGGTGCTGCTCGGCCGGTGTGCGATGCGCCCCGGATACTACGTCACCTACACCGCCCAATCCGGTGTCGCCGGCATGCGCCAGTTCGGTGAGTGGGTCGACCGGCTGAACGTCGTCAACGAGAACCCGGAGGCGTCCCTGCCGCCATGGCTGCGCGGCGGGGTCAGGGCCAAGCCCAAGGCGATTCAGCGTCAGGTTGCGCTGTTCGGCGAAGAATTGTGGGAGCCGCCCCCCGCGGCCCCCGGCTCAGAGTACCCGTTCCGGAAGATGCTGCTGGGCAACGTGCGCACCGGGATCTATTTCACGAACGGCTCGATCCTCCGCCACGTGCCGCCGATCGCCACCCAGTTCCGGGGCATCGCTTCCGACGTGTCGTGGATCGACGAGGCGCAGGAGGTTGCGATCGAGGACGGCCCCGCACTGCTCGCCGGCATCCGCCCGCTGCAAGACACCCGGCCGGGCGCGTCCATCATCCTCTCGGGCACAGCAGGCGAGTCTCGAGCAGGGATCTTCTACGAGCTGCTGGAGCGCGGACGCGCCGGCGACCCCAGCGTCGGCATTCTCGACTACGCGGCGCCAGCGTCGACCCCATGGGATCAGATCGAGAATCAGACGACCGCGCTCCAGCTCCTTCAGACTATGCACCCCGGAATCGACACCCTCACCACCCTCGAGGTGATGCGGGCCCAGTGGACGGACCTGCCCCGCCCGGAATGGGCGCGGGAGTACCTGTCGCTGTGGCCCGAGACGTACTCGAGGCGGGCTATCAGCGCGCAGCTGTGGGAGGCGTGCCGGATCGACGTTCGGCCCCCGTTGCCGCAGCGGCCGGCGTTCGGCCTCGCGGTGAAGAAGGGCGGCGCGGTCGCCGCGATCGTCGCCGCGTGGCGGGACCGGGACGGCACCGCCCACGTCGAGTCCGTCGAACACCAGTCCGGCACCATGTGGATCAAGGAGAAGGTGATCTACCTGACCTCGAAATACGCCGGGTCCACGGTGGCCTACGACGAGAAGAGCGAGGGCGCCGCGACGGTCACCGAGGTGTCGCGTCGCGAGTTCAAGGAGCGCACCGTCCGGCAGACGTGGAACGACGTGTCGGCCGCGTCGGTGCAGTTTCTCCGGGAGGTGGAGCGCGGCACGCTGCGCGTGTACGCCGGCGACCCGCTCGAGCAAGCCGTCGCCGCCGCCAGCCGCCGCGAATCCGGCGACCGGTGGACTTGGAACCCGATGGAGCCCTCCATGGACATCACCTGCCTCGACGCCGCGACCCTCGCGCTCCGGCACTGGGACACCGCCCTCGACCGACGCACCCACGCCCGCCAGAAGACCACCGTGCTGCGACCCACCGCCTGACACTCAGTTCCGCAATGCGTGACACTGGGTGTCACCGGGTGTACTGTTCCGAGCAATGGCAAACCCCCTCGCCGGGTGGATGCAAAGCGTCGGCCCCATTGCTCGCGGTGAGAAGTTCTCGACACAAGTCGGTCCTTCCGCGCGTGTCGGTATCCGGTCGCCGTGGACCGAAGGGCAGCTCAACAAACTCGTCTGGTCCGACATCTTCGGCACCCAGGCGCAATGGATCACCCGCGCCGAGGCGATGACGATCCCCGGCGTGCACAAGGCACGCTCGGTCCTGCTCGCCCTCATCGCCGATAAGCCGCTGACCGGGTTTCGCGATGAGACGGAGCTCGCCGAGCAGCCCCGATGGCTGTACCGGTCCCCGGGCATGTTCGGCCCGTATCAGCGGATGGCGCAGACCATCGACGATCACATCTGGTACGGCTGGTCACTGTGGGCCCGGCAGAACGGCACCCGCGACGACATTCTCAGCGCGTGGCGCATCCCGTTCGAGCTGTGGCAGTTCGACGCGAACGGCCGCATCCTCGTGGTCGACGAGGATGGCCAGTTCGCCCCGGTCGACGAGGACGAGGTGATCCTCATCCCCGGGCCCAGCGAGGGCCTCATCGAGTACGCCACCCGCACGCTGCGCGGCGCTGCCGAGCTCGAGCAGGCATGGGTCAAGCGGGCGAAGAACCCGATCCCCGCCATCGAGCTGCACGAGACCATCGACTCCGGCATCCTCGACAGCGAAGCGCAGGAGGTCGTCGACGCCTGGGCCGCGGCCCGCGCCGACCCCAACGGGGCGATCGCCTACACGCCGTACTCGATCGAAGCACGGGCGCTAGGGCAGGGCTCCCCCGACATGTTCATCGAGGGCCGCAACGCCAGCCGCATCGACATCGCCAACTTCTTCGCACTGCCGGCGTCCCTGATCGACGGTTCTCTCTCGACGGCGTCGCTGACGTACTCGACGCAGGAGGGCCGCCGCAACGAGGTCTACGACTACTCGATCCCGTACTGGTGCCGGCCTATCGAGGACCGTCTGTCACAGGACGATGTCACACCGGCCGGCACCTCGATCAAGTTCGACTTCTCTCGTCTGCTGACCACAGAGCAGGCGCCAGTGAATACCACGGAGGACTGACATGGAGATCGGACTGTTCACGGTCGACCACGACGAGCGCCTGGTGCGCGGCATCCTGGTCCCGCACGACGTCATGAGCAAGACATCGATGACCAAGAACAAGCCGCTGCGCTTCCGCAAGGGAGATGTCAGGGTGCCCCGCGATCCGAGCATCGTCACGTTCAACGTCGAGCATGACCGGTTCAACCCGATCGGGCGCGGGGCATTCTTCGAGCCGCGCGAGCAGGGTGTCTACGCCGAGTTCCACATCGCCAACACCGACGACGGCGACGCCTGGCTCGCCGACCACGCCGAGACCGCGATGCTCTCCGCCGAGCTGCGCAACATCGTCCGAGGCGCCGGCGACTGGGCGACCGCCGAGATCGTCGGTGCTGCCGCCGTCCGTGAGGGCGCGTTCGAGGGCGCAGGGCTGTTCAGCGTCGACCCTGAGCCTGACGTGACGATCGAGATCACCGTCGACGACGACGAAGAGACCGAGGGCGACGAGCCCGAAGAGACCGACCCGGCGACCGCCGAGCCGGACGAAGAGCCGGACGAGGAGCCGGACAAGCATGAGGAGGAACCGGTGGCTGACGCAACCGCACCCGACACCATGCTCGCGAGCCGCCGGCACAAGGCCGAGACTCCGAGCCTGACCAAGGCGGGATTCTTCGCCGCCGCCAACATGGCCCGGAAAACGGGCGACCACTCGTTCATCGCGCCGTACCAGCGCGACATCGACGACGTCGGGCTGTTCGCACTGAGCAACATCAAGTACGACGGCACCGGTGGTCTCATCACCGACGCCGCGATGCCTGGCGCGTGGCTCGGGCAGCTCTGGACCGGAAAGACGTTCCAGCGCCGCATCGTCCCGCTTCTCAGCGGCAAGCCCCTCACCGCCCTCTCGATGACCGGCTGGGTGTGGGGCGTCAAGCCCGCGATGGCAGCGTGGGCGGGCAACAAGACGGCCGTGCCGTCCAACGCGCCCACCGTCGTTCCCAAGTCGTTCGCCGCCAGCCGGTTCGCCGGCGGCCACGACCTGGCCCGCGAGTACTACGACTTCGGGGTGACCGACGTCATCGACTCGTACGCCGAGTCCATGATCGACTCCTACGCGAAGCTGTCCGACGCCTACGCGTTGACGCAGCTCGCGGCGGGCGCCACCCCGTACACGCCCGACCCGGCGAACACCGTCAACGAGGGTCTCCTCGACATCGTCGACGGCGCCCTCGCTGTCATCGCCGCGGGCGGCACGCCGTCCTGGGCGATCGTCGCGCCGGACATCTACAAGAAGATCCTGGCAACCCCGCACGAGGACGCGCTCGACTACCTGAGCGCAACCATCGGGCTCGAGTCCGGGACTGTCTCGTCCGGCTTCCCGATCGTCCCCGATGCCCGCCTCGCCGCTGGCTCGATCATCGTCGGCGACAAGGCCGGCGCGACGGTCTGGGAGCTGCCCGGCGTACCGATCCGTGTCTCCGCGCTGGACCTGGTCCTCGGTGGTGTCGACAACGCTTTCTTCGGCTACATCGGCGTCGGCGTGACCACGCCGGCCGTGGTCGTGAAGAACACCGGTGTGGTCGACGACTCGTCTGGCGTCCTCGCAGAGGGTGTCCTCGAGTCGGTGCAGCTCGCCGCCGAGAAGTCGCGCGCCAAGTAGTGAACGACTGGGCGCGGTCGCGTTGCGTGGGCACAACCTGCGCGGCCGCGCCCCACACCGGAGGGAGGATGCCCGATGCTTGAGCCCGCGAAGGACTCCTCGCTCGGCACCTGGGCCGTCGGCGACA